AGCACCACTCGTGGTTGCCCATGAAGTCCTTGCGGGTGAGCACCGGGTGCTCCTTCACCCAGATGATCGCCTGCGAAAAGTACAACTCGCAGGCCTTCAGCACCGGCGGGTAGTTGGCGCAGTTGGCGTAGCCGCCCCAGATGTAGAAGCCGCGGCCGGGCTCCAGCACGCGGGCGAGGTTCCCGAACCACGCGGCCAAGAGCCGGTCGAACTCGGCGTCGGAGACGAAGTCGTTGGCGAGCGGCCGGTCCTTGGCGCGGAGCTTCTTCCCCGTCGGTTTGGCCTTCTCGGGGTGGCGCTCGACGTCGAGCTTCTGGTGGTGGGTGGTGCCGGCGAACGAGGAGAGGCCGGCGGCGATGGCGTTGTTGGAACGCGGCTCGACCTTCACGTTGTACGGCGGGTCGGTGTTCACCAGGTGGATGCCCGCGCCGCCGAGCAACCGGTCCACGTCCGCCGGCTTGCTGCTGTCGCCGCACAGGAGGCGGTGGTCGCCCAGCACCCACAGGTCGCCCGGTTTGGTCGTCGCCTCGTCCGGCGGTTCGGGCACCTCGTCCGGGTCGGTCAACCCGTCCTTCAGGGTCGGGTCGAGCAGCTTCGCCAGCTCGTCCGCGTCGAAGCCGAGGAGCGCGAGGTCGTAGTTGGCCTCCTTCAGCCCGGCCAGTTCGATCGGGAGCAGGTCGTAGTCCCACGTCGCCAGCGACGCCGTCTGGTTGTCGGCGATCCGGTAGGCGCGGATCTGCTCGGGGGTCAGGTCCGTGGCGACGTGGACCGGCACCTTCTCCAGGCCCAGCTTCAGTGCCGCCTTGTAGCGCGTGTGGCCGACGACGATGACGCCCTCGGCATCGACGACGATCGGCTGGCGGAACCCGAACTCGCGGAGCGACGCCGCGACCGCATCGACCGCGTCGGCGTTATCCCGCGGGTTGCCGGGGTACGGCTTCACGTCGGTGATCTTCCAGAGTTCGATCTTCACAGGTCGTCCCTCCAGGTTTCGCCGTGGTACAGCTCGATGGCGGTCAGCTCGTGGGCAGGTCGCCTCTCGACTCCGAACGGCTCGGTCGGCACGGGGCGGGCGCGGCGCGTCCCGGCCTCGCTGAGCTAGGCCGGGCGGCCGACGCATCGAAGGCAATAGGGGCCGTGCGGCGTGTCCCGACCGCACCCCTCACATCAGCGCATGGAGCACCTCTCCGAAGTCCGGACAGCGAAAACAAACTGTGTCCTGTAGCGCGGCTGTTCCCCCTGGCGTCGCGGGCGAAACATGCGGCCGGGAGTACCTATTGGACCGATCGACCTTCGGGGCGTAGCGGCATCGGCCACGCCGATGTTCGGATCTCACCACGAACCAGAAACGATGGATCGGCACCTCCAACACGATGAAGAACAAGAAGAGAATCCGAGGGGGAGGTAGTTCGTAGTTTTTGGTAGCCACCCTTTCTCTCCTCCAGCGCCGATCGCGCACACACGAGGTGGGTGCGAAAAACGACGAACTACCTCCTTCACGCGGAGACAAGGCGGGTACGAAAAACTACGAACTACCTCCCGCGACCGCCGTCGCCACGTAGCGCACCCCGGGTGCCCCACCCTGGCGGCCGGATGGCTGGGTCACCTCGCGGATGTCGCCGCACGCGACCAGGGCTTCGAGAATCTCGGCGCGTTCGCGGTTGGTGAACGCCCGCGTCTTGCCGTAGAGGTCGGAGCGGGTGATGCCGTGTTCGCCGGCGTCCGCCACCAGCCGGAGGACGCGCTTGCGGCGCGCGTCGAAGGGGTTCTCCGCGACCCAGCGGCCGGCGAGGAAGACCAGCCGTCGGGTCAGGTAGCGGCTGAGGTCGCACGGCCGGCTCGTCGATGGCGGGGTTGCGGGCGTCGCGGCTGCACGCGTACAGCAAGGCCAACTTGCGGGCCTTCTCGGTCGCCCGCGTCCAGAGCGAGCCGAGCGGCTCGCCCAGGTCGCGCTGGGCCGCGTCCGCTTCCGCGTCCAGCGCGTCGAAGATGCCTTCTGCGGCCGTCGTTGCCGCAATCACGACCGGCTCGGGGTGCTCCTGGTTCAGGTTGCCCGACGGGTTGAACTCGGCCCAGTACTTCGCGGCACCGATCACGCCCTGCGGGATCGGCAGCCGCGCCGGCTTGCGTTTGGGCGGCAGCTCTTGAGCACACTCGAAGATCATGACCCGCGACAGGAAGCCGTCGGTGACGTTCTCGGCGGTGAACCCCTCGTAGAGCGACTGCGGCACGGTGGTCCCCCAGAGGCACGCGTGCGGCTGGTGGATGACCTTGTTCCGCTTGGCGTCCGCGTAGGCGTCGCCGAGGTAGACCGACGCCGAGCTGGTGAACAGCTTCATCAGGTTGGTCGCGATGTGGTACAGGTGCGGCGACCGACCCGGGTCCGCCAGCGTGCGCAGGAGACGCCCCACCTCGTCGAGTTGGAACAGGATCGCCGGCTGCTGCTCGACGGCGGTAATGAGGCCCGCGTGCGACGCCAGCCCCTCGGGACCGGCGAGCTTCTCCGCGCCGGCGAGGAAGAGGATCTCCTTGTTGACCAGGCGGGCGCGTTCCTTGCCGCCGCCGGTCGGGCAGACGCCGAGGCAGTAGACGTTGGTGCGGGTATCGACCTCGTCGCGGACCTTGCGGCCGGTCAGCGTGCCCAAGAGCGCGAGTGCACCGGCCAGTGCCAGGACCGGCTGCCGGCGGAAGGCGGTGGCCAGGGTGTAATCCGTGACCTCGCCGACGAAGCCGGGGACGGCCAGAAGCGCTCCTGGGAACGGCCCCGGATCGGGCGGGCCGGCCGCGGCCGTGGGACACTGGAACGTCTGGTCGTAGTGGTTCTCGACCAGCGCGACCGACACTTCGTCGGGGCGGTAGCGGGCGACGCTCTCCGCGATCCGGTCCACTTCGCGTTCGGCCAGCGGCGGAACGCAGCGGACGCGGTTGGTCTGGTGCAAGGCGGCCGCGATCTCCACCCGGCCCATTCCGACGCGGCGCATGGTGCCGGCGAGTTTCGCCAGGGTCGCGTTGCGTTGGCCGGACGGGATCGGGTTGGCGTCCGGTACGCCCTGGCCCGCCGTCGGCGAACGTGGGGCCAACGGGGGCGTTCCTGTGGCCAAACGGTCGAGTTGGGCGACGAGCCACGGCGGCGGTTCGGGCAACTGCTCCAGGCGGTCGTCGAGTTCGAGCGTGTCGGCCCAGCGGTACGGCCCTTCTTTGATCTCGGACGGCGGGGCCACGATGTAGCCGCCGTCGGTGCGGACATCGACGCCGCAGGCGAGCTGGCCCGTCGAACACTTCCAGTTCTTGTCCGCGAGCCGCCGGAACAGGTAGTGCCGGCCGCCTCTTGGCGTCTGCGCGACCGCCCCGGCACCGGCCAGATCAGCGGCACGTTCGGGATCGCCGGGCCAGGGGTTGTCCGCTCCATCGATGTCAACGACGAGCATCCCCTCGGCCGCGATGCCGATGTTCGCGGTCGGGTGCCTCGACCACCACTTCTCGATCTGCGCGGCGTCGGTCGAGGCATCATGGAAACCGTGTTCAGTCACCGGCTTCTTGCTGCCGGGCCAACATGGGAACACGCGATAGCCAAGCTCGGCGTAGCGCAGTGCGGCGGTCAGCAGTTCGCCGGGTGTCACCACGGAATTTTCTCCTCCGTGGGCGCCACGTTGTACCCGAACGGGAAGAGTTCTTCTTCCGGTGCCGCGGGCTCGACCGCTTCGGGGATCGGCCCGAGCTGGTGATCGGTGATGCGGTCGTAGTCCTCGCCGCTGACCGAGCGCACGGTGATCGACTTCGTGTCGGCCAGCCCGCCGGCTTTGGCAATCTCGACCGCCTCGGCTGCCGTCGCCGGCACCGGCATCTTCGACCGCTTCCTCCACCACGCGACCGCCTTGCCCCGCGCGTAGCCGGTGTGTTCGAGGCAGACCCACTCCGACTTCCAGCGGTGCCAGCCGACCTTGTAATCGACCCGCAGGCTCTTGGGCGCATCGTCGCCCGCGCCGCGTTTGGTGTGGACGCTGTAGACCGCGTCGTGAACCGCGAACGTCTCGACCGTCACCTGGCCGGAGAGAATCCCCGCGTCCGACGGCTTGGCGTCGTGCTTCGAACGCTCCGGTGGCGGGAACTCGTAACCGCAATCGGGGCACGCCGCGCGCCCGGCCATCACGACCGTGTGGCACTCCGGGCACTCCTTCACGGGTGGCAGGCCGGTTCCGCCGTCGCGCTCCTTCACGCGGATCTGATCGACCGGCCCGTGCCGCAGCACGTTGCCGCCGAAGTCGAGGACGAGGCAATCGCGTTTCGACGGGTGCAGGCGGAAACCCCGCCCGACCATCTGGTAGTAGAGGCCCGGTGAGAGCGTCGGCCGCACGATCGCCACGCAGTCGATGTGCGGCGCGTCGAAGCCCGTCGTCAGCACGTTGACGTTGCACAGGTACTTCAGCCCACCGCACTTGAACCGCGCGAGGATGGCATCACGTTCGGCGGGCGGTGTGTCGCCCGTGACGAAGCCGCACTCGACACCATGCTTGTCCTTCAGCACACGGACGATGTGTTCGCCGTGATGGACGCCGCTGGCGAAGATCAGGCACGCGTTGCGCGTCGCGGTGTAGCCGACGATCTCGCCGCACGCCGCCTCAACGAGGTTGTCCTGATCCATCAGGTCCTCGACTTCGCCGGCAACGTACTCACCGCCCCGGATGTGGAGGTTGTCCACGTCGGGCTTGTTGATGCCGACCTTGGTGACCAGCGGGCACAGGAAGCCCTGCACGATCAACTCGCGAACGCCGACCTCGTAGCACACGTGGTTGAGGAAACCGTCCGGCGTGCAGATGGTGCCCGACTTCAGGCGGTACGGCGTCGCGGTGAAGCCGACGATCCGCAGGTACGGGTTGACCGTCCTGGCGTCGGCGAGGAACTGCCGGTACATCCCGTCGCCGTCGGGTGCGATCATGTGAGCTTCGTCGATCACCACCAGGTCGAACGGGTCGAACTCGCACGCCTTCTTCCAGACCGACTGGATGCCGGCGACGATGACCGGGTCGCGGCGGTCCCGGCGCTTCAGCCCGGCGGAGTAGACGCCGAACTGCACCTCGGGGCAGACCGCCCGCAGCTTGTCCGCGGCCTGTTCCAGCAACTCCTTGACGTGCGCGAGGATCAGCACGCGCCCGCCCCACAGCCCGACCGCGTCCTTGCAGATCGAGGCGATGACGGGCGTCTTGCCGCCGGCGGTGGGGATCACCACGCACGGGTTGTCGTCGCGGGTCCGCAGGTGGTCGTACACCGCGGCGATAGCGTCTTGCTGGTAAGGCCGCAGTATCATGGCTCTTCAGCACTCCTCGGATGGGTGAAGAAGCTCGCCGTTGTGACGCTTGACGCCCCGCTGCTTCTGCACCTCCGCCTCACTCAGGTCCAGCCGGTTGTTCTCGCGGCGGCACGGCGAGCAGATGCGGTTCCCCGCCCCACGCGAGTTGAAGAACTTCCCGCACTTCAGGCAGGTCCGCTGCTTGACGTGCGGGTTCACCTCCGGTTCGGGTTTCGCGACCGCCTCCGGCTCGGTCGCGGTCAGCGGCATCACGCACACCCGCACGAGACCGCCCGGAACGCACTCACAGCGGAGGATGTGCAACTCGTCGATCTGCGAGTCATCCAGAAAGACGCCGGCGTGCTGCATCGCGTCGAACAAGCCTTTTTGCAGGTTGTCGAGGTCGCGGCGGCGGCGGTCCGGCGGGTGAACCTCCACCGTGACCGCGAGGCGGCCTTCCAGCGGTCGAACGCGGCCGGCGACGAGGAGGTTGTGAACTTGGCGACGGTACGCGCGTCCGCGACGGCTCAACAGCGTCCGGTGGCCGACCCGCCGCCACAGGTGGTTGACGCTGGGCGGGTATGGCAGTTCCAGTTGCATGGGGTGACTCGTGAGGAATGGTGGCGGCCACGGCCCGGCGCGGGGGCACCGGGTGAACGTGCGTCAGGGGACTGCGATCAGCGTTTCCACGGCGGCGTGGTCGGCTTGCCGCTCGCCGCGGGCGCGGCCGCGGGCCTGGTGGGCGCGGTCGACTCGGCGAGCGAGGCCTTGGGCGAGTAGCCCTTGATCTCGTTGGCGACCTCGCCGGTGTCGGGCCGCTTCCTGCACTTCACGTGGATCACCAGCGGCAGGTCGTGCAGGTCGGTGGAGTCGTTCGGGGCCAGCACGCCCACCGCCCGGCACACGGCCGACAGTTCGGCCTTCGCGATCTGCACCGCGGTGGCGTTGGGGTTGTCGAGGTTGAGCCGCGCCCACAGGTAGCGGCCCTTGTACGGCCCGTCGATCACCTCGAACGTGAACTGTAGGTAGTGCCCGGAGCCGGACTTGGTCGGCTTCATCTCCGACTCGGTGATGACGGCGAGGTACTTGCCCGCCGGGAGCGGGTCGAAGTCGCTCGACGGTTCCACGGCGTTGGCGTCAAATCCGCGCAGGTCAGCCATTGGAGTCCTCCTCGGTGGGTTGGTTGGATGGGTTGGAAAGAGCGGTCATGAACGCCGCCCAGTCGAGCGGCAGTTCTTCCGTGATCCCGTAGCGGTTCTTCGCCACGCAGCTCGGCCCGCCGACGGCACGCAGCACGCGGTCGCCGCCGTCCCTGCCGATCGCCTTGGCGATGGTGCGCTTGCGGCCGAACCCGGCGTCCTCGCTCTGGGTGCGGAGTTTCCGCGTGGCGAAGAGCACGGCGTCACACCACTCGCACACGAGCGCCGACGCGTGCTTGTGCAGACGGGGCGAGTAGCGGTCGTAGGGGCTCGACTCGGGGTCCTCGAACTTCTCGACCTTGGTGTGCGCGATGAGCAGCACGACCATGTTCTTCGCGGCCCGCAGGGTGTTGAGCAGGTCGAGGATTTCGCGCCAGTAGGTGAGTGCGTGGGTGTAGCCCTTCGAGTAGCCGCCGTCGGCCTTCTCGATGCTCGTCACGTTGGCGTCGCGGCAGACGCGGTCCCAGATCAGCCGCTCGAGCCAGTCGAGCGAGTCGATCACGACCGACTCGTAGGGGTGGTCCTCGGCCGCCAGCGCGGTCAGCGATTCGACGACGTCCTCGTAGCTCTCGGCCAGTGGGAACTTGTCGGTGTCGATCTCGTCGAGGCCGTCCTCGGTTTGCACGAAGATCGGACGCGGGGCCTGCGCCGCGAAGGAACTCTTCCCGATGCCTTCGGTCCCGTACACGAGCAGGCGCGGCGGCTTCGGCGTGCGGCCCTTCTGAATCGTTGCCAGGCGAGTCACGCAGTCATCTCCGGGGTGATGGGTTGGATCGGTTGAAGCGATTCGACGCGGAAGCTGTCCTCGCCGAACTCGCGGCGCAAGAACGCCGTGAACACCTTGGCGAGGTCGCGGCCGACGGGCGTGCTCGTGTCGATGACACATGCGCCGAACTGGCCGCCGAGGGCGTGGCCGGCGTCGAGGCGGGTCTGCGCCTCGCCGTGCAGCCCCTCGACGGCGACGTAGGCCAGAAGCAGTGTCGCCTGGACTTCCGCGGCCGGCACGTCGGCCTGAAACGTGTAGCGGTAGAGCGTCATGGCTGCTCGGTTCCTCGCGTCTCGGCGGCCCCTATCTCTGACCCTTGCCGGAGCGGTGCGAAACTACGCAGGATTACGAAAAAATGTTCCGCAGACGTGTGCGAGGCGGTCGCGGAGCCGTTCGCGGCGTCGTTGGACCGTGGTCAGCGGCAGGTTCGCTTCGCGGGCGATCTCAGTGAGCGTCTGCCGCTGGAGGCGG